CTGGTACGGCCTACGATTTTGGGACCAACGCAGATCCTGTGTCGGCCTATCTGGATAAAAATAATTTTTGCGATCAAAAACCGAATGATTAGCAACCTTGGCCCCAATAGCGAGGCCGAATCGAATAGCTCGCTCAACAGCACCGTGGTTCAGCACCGGCAGTGCACCGGGGAGCGCTAAGTCAACGTAGCAAGCGTGAACATTCGGTGCATCACCGAAATGGCATGGGGCGCCAGAAAAAATTTTCGATTGGGTTGAGAGCTGAACATGCGTCTCAAGGCCAATAACAACTTCCCATTGCATATCTGTAAATCCTTAACTCTCACGGGGTTGAGCGCTTAGCAGTCGGCCGGATGACGCAAATGCCAATCGGTTGAACGCTGCCATTGAGCAGCCAACTGCAGAAGACGAGCTTCCGTAAAGTGTTCGCCAAGAAGCTGCAGGCCGATTGGACGACCGTTCGAATGAATGCCGCAAGGCATTGCTACACCGGGAAGGCCCGCCAAAGATGCAGGAACGGTGTAAAGATCACTCAGATAGGCCGACACAGGATCTGCGTTGGTCCCAAAATCGTAGGCCGTACCAGTGGTCACCGGAAGAGCAATCGCATCCACAGTCTTGAAAACATCATGGAATTCATTGGCAATTAAACGACGAACGCGCTGAGCCTTAAGATAGTAGGCATCGTAGTAGCCATGTGAAAGCACGTAGGTACCAATCATGATGCGACGCTTGGGTTCTGGACCGAAGCCCTCATCACGAGAGCGCTTCATCATGTCAAGAATGTCTGTGTATTCCGCCGCACGGTGTCCATAACGAACACCGTCAAAACGGCCAAGATTGGCCGACGCTTCTGCCGGTGCGATGATGTAGTACGTAATGACGGCATATTCCGTATGAGGCAGGGAAACTTCAACGACTTTTGCGCCCAGCTCCTCATATTTTTTCGCCGGTATTTTCCAAGATATTGTAAATTTCAGATTGTCTCTCGATATAGACAGACCACTGGGAGCAGCAGATTTTTTCTTTGCCATTATGCCATTTTCACCTGCCTTCTAAGCTCACTTGCCATCCTTCTTCCCCATTCTTCTGGGTTATCTGCACCGTTTACAGTTACATTAATAGTTACATCATTTTTCGTTCCCTGTGTTGCCTCTTTGATATCGCTCATTAACCTACTACGACCGTACAGCATCTCGTCTCCTGCTTCTCCTGCTCCAAACAATGTGGCGTCAGAAAATACATACGGGCTTTCCATAGCCTTTTTATACCAGCTAATGTGGAATGATGGTAGTGAGCCCTTTCCGCCAATACCGAACGGAGCTTTTCCGCCGGAAACACTCAGGTGCGGTAGGTTTAGGTGTGGAAGAGACCAGCTAAACTTTAAGGCGCTCTTAAACCGTCCAGGGAAGCTTTTTACAAGGGATACTGCCTTAGTAAAGATACTTTTAACAGCCGATGGTATCTTAGTAAATGCTCCTTTTACAGCCGATAAAATACCATTTCCCTTAAATGCTCCCTTGAATCCGTTTACAGCATTTTTAGCGGCACCCTTTAAAAGGGAAGGGAGATTTTTGACCCCTTTTATTATGCCGGTAACAATGTTTTTACCAAGTGAAAACCAGTTAAACGCTGTAAATACGCTTACGATTGCTGTGATAATCTTCGGTAAATTAGCAATTAATAACGGAATCGCACGAACTAAGCCAATCGCTAAATTTGTTATGATTGTTACTCCTGTTGCAAGGATTTTTGGCGCATTATCGTTAATAATGCCAGCCAAATTCGTTATGATTGTAGGTACATATGCAATCAATACAGGAATAGAATTAATCAGCCCTTGAGCAATATTCTGGATAAGTGTCAGGCCTGCATTTATCAATTTGCCTGCGTTGCTCCTCAATGACTCTGTAAATTGTGTCAGCATCGGCAACGCCTGCCCCAAAAAGGTCGGGATGCCCTGAGTCATGCCGTTAGCGATAGTCGTCAGCAAATTAACTCCGACCGATGTAAATACATTTAGCCCTGTGGAAATCGTAGAGGTAAGATTATTTAACAGTTGGCTGACAGCAGTTGTAATACTGCCAGAATTTTGAGTAACGCTTGAAATTAAACCGTTTATGAGGTCGCCGCCGATTTTTGTCAGCCCCGGCAACTGGCCGCTAAAATTAATCGCATCTTGCGCCAGTTTGGAAAGGGCGCCGCTTATGCCGCCAGATTCCATCGCCTCAGCTAATCCACTAACCTCGCTTGTTATACCTTTGATGGCACCACGGATAGTACCTGAAAAAGTATTGTAAAAGGCAAGCTGTAAACCTTCTGTGGCACTAGATAGCAAGGTTATGTCGCCCTGCAAATTATCTAACTGCGTAGCCGCCTGTTGTGCTGCGGAGCCGGAAGAATCCTGTATTCCTTTCCAAAATTTTTGCACAGTCGCATCACTCGATGCGGTCATTTTATTAAACGCCTGTAAGCCTTGCGTTGTAAAAATCGTTGCAAGAGCATTGTTTTTTTGTTCCGCTGTCATACCCTGCAAAGAGCCATTAAGCTCGTCTACGAGGTCGTTAAAATCTTTTGCCTCGCCGTTTGACTTATAGGCGGATACACCTAACTGATCTAAAGCTTTTGATGCATCATCAGTCGGAGTATATAAGTCCGCCATTGCCCTATTTAATGCCGTAGATGCCTCGGAGCCTGTCACGTTCTGCTCTGCCAAGCGAAGTAAGGAAAGCGTGACACTGTCCGCCGCTTGACCGTAGTTTTTCGCTGTGGCAGCAGAACCGGAAAAAGCCTCTCCAAGGCCTCTTACGTCCGTATTAGCAAGAGTAGCACCCTTTGCCATCAAATCGGCATAGTAAGATGCGTTACTCATCGAGTCACCAAAGCCTTTTACAGCTCCGGCAGTATATGATGCCGATTCTTCCAGACTCATAGCACCGGCAGAGGCAAGGTTAAGTACCGTTCCGATACCGCTAATCTGCTCATCCGCCGACAAGCCAGCCTGAGCAAGGATATTCATTCCTTCCGCCGCTTCCGTTGCGGTGTACTTTGTTGTGCGCCCCATTTCCTCAGCCTTGGCTTTGACGTTCCCTATTTTGTCTACGGTTGTTCCCATGGTAGCTGCTACCTGAGACATTGCAGTATCAAAATTCATTCCGGCATCTATTGATGTTTTTGTAAATGCAACGGCGGCAGCAGAGCCGGCCACCATAGCTGTTTTAGCTACTTTCCCGACCGCTTTAAATGCCCCGCCAATTTTTGATGTGGACGAGCTGGCGTTACCTTCTGCGTCTTTCAGCCCCTGCTTATATGCGGTGTCTTTGATTGCCAGAGTGACAAACAATTCCATCACATTCAATCACTCATCACCACCAATCCGGCTTTTTTAATGACGTCCGCGGCTATTTCTTCGCCAGTCTTTGTTACTGTTTGCTTTTTATCGCTATTAATTAAATCAAAAAATGATACATAGAGATATTTCCCACCGAACGCCTGCGAAATGCTTTCGGTTACATATTTCAGCCCATCGGCCATGTATCGTTTGTAAATTAATTCCTCTGTGTCGTCTAAAATCTTAGCCTTGACGTACAGCAAGAATCCCTTTACGCTTCTTCCTCTGTATTCTCCTGCGCATCGCCAGAGGGTTCTTCTGCTGCGCTTGTTGGCGCTGAGAAAAAAAGCTGACGTACCTCCGGCTCATTGATGAGGTCAACCATGCCTTTGATAATGTCCATTAATTTATGCTTTTTCTTGTATTCCTCAACACTCTGCAATTCAAACGCTGCTAAGATTCCAATTACATCATCTTTGTGTGTTTTTAACAGCCTAGGAGCTGTTTTAGCACCCCTAGCAAAGACTTTGATATATTTCTCCCCTTCCTGCGGTACAAGCTTCTGGCACAGGCTGAGCGCATCATCATCGTCTGCAATGTTACCGATATGTTCGAGGGAGTTCGCAATGGCTTCTAAACCCTGTTCTGCTGTTAATTCTGATAATTTCATGCTTTACCTCCTACGCCGCTTCGCCTGTTTTGATATAAACCTCGTAAGGTACTGTCTCTGCGTTCTTAATGCTGTAATGTCCTGTGTATTCGAAATCAAAATTTCCTTTGGATTTATCATCTGATTTAATCTTAAATCCGCCCGTTGAGAGTGCATTCATAATTTTGATTGCGATAAATCCGGCGGAATCCCCGGAATTTTCGTCCGAATAGTCGCCAATCCACCAAATATCCTTAAAATCTTCTGCCTTTAAATCTGCCCTTGGTGTTACTTTGTTTCCCGCTACGTCTGCCGCCGCCATAAAACTTTTAGCCTGTGCGGTATCCATTGTAACGGCTGTGCCTGATAATTTTACTTCGATAGATTCGATTTCCTTGAGTTCCATCGTGTTTTTAGGCACATTATCAATGTCTTCCCCGAAATCCGTAAAGGATGGCTCCGCGCTAAAGCTACAACCGCCGCTGGTTGCCATGAGGATGTTAGTTGCTGTTATGGCACCCGTTTCCGGCTCAAAAGCTGATACAATAATACCGGCGTTAATCTGTATTTTTTTGAAAAGGTCAGAAGGTACCTGCGTATACTTCATTTGCTCACCTCATTAAATAGTTATAAATTGCATAGTTATTACTGTGTATCTGCGTACTATCGACGAGTCGGCTTCATCGACCAAAGGGGTCCACGGCTGGTCCTGCGACAGGAAAATAAATCCATCATCGCATTTTACCGTAGTACCTCCTTGCAATCTGTCGCTGATTTCTTTTGCCTTTTTGTTTGGGACTGCCTCAGATTCTGTGTGATACCAGACATTTACGACGCTAGTGGCGGCCGCACCTGTCCACCAATTTGCTATAATCGGTTCGTATGTGATAAAAGGGAAAGCGGTATCTTCCGGCACCCTGTTAGACGGATATGCAGTTATGCCGAAGGATGACCAAAATTGATATAGTGCCGCCGTTGGGGTCATGACGTTAACTCCCACTTCTCCGCCGGGACCTGTGCTATGTCTAAATTAGACGACGCAGGGGTTTCTTTTTCTCCTGCATTTGCCCCACCGTCTGCGATCACTACCACACCTTCGATCTTGGGACTTAGTTCCTTACTCACATACG